CGCAACAGCATTAACAGCAGATATTGGAGAAGTTGATTTTTCCCAAGTAATGGAGACATCAGCAGCAACAGTTAGAAAATCAATAGATGAAACAGAATTTGTATTAAAATGGCATACAGTTGATACCCCAACTTTTATTTCAGATGAAAGTGTTGAATTAACTTGGAGTGGAAGCCATGCTGATTGTTTAACATTAATGGCAACAGAGGCTTGGACTTCAGGTTCAATGCCATAGGTTTAGTATATAATACGATATTTATAATAGAAAGAGATTAATTAAAAATGGCAAATACTTTATCTACTAGTGGAATAAGCGATGGCGGAAGAATAACCGCAGCCCAAATTACTCAATTAATAAATGCATTATCAGGATCAGTTGCATATAATTTATATACATCTGGCTCGATAACACATACCGGTTCATTAGCAATAAAAGGAACAGCATCTGCAAATTATTTTTCAGCAACACAAGGAAATATAAATTCACTTACATCATCATATGCAATAACATCATCATATTCTGCATACGCAGCATCGGGATTAAGTTCTTCATATGCAGTAACATCAAGCCATACTTTATCAGGGTTAGGTACTTTTAGCGGATCTTTTACTGGATCTTTTAAAGGAGCAGATTATGTTGTATTAACACAAGTATCACAAAGTTTGAATTATACAACAGATTCATTAGCTGGAGCCGGTGGAGTTCCGTATGGTGGATTATATAGAAGCGGAAGCTATATAAAAATTAGAATGTCTTAGGAAGTTACAAATATTTTTATTATATTATAAATTAAAAAGGTTATATATGACAACAACGAAAAAGATAGAAAAAGAAGATTTGGAATTAATACAAAATTTGAGAGAAAAATATTCCGAAATTAATGTAAAATTAGGATCAATGGCAACAGATGAATATATTATTAATCAACAATTGTCTGGATTACAAGAAGCAAAACAAAAGTGTTTAACTGATTTTACATCATTGCGGAATGATGAAGAAGAATTAATAAAAAAATTAAGAGAAAAATATGGAGATGGTCAAATTAATATCGAACAAGGGACATTTACCTCTTTATAAAGATTTAATTGAGATTACATTATATTTATAATAAAAAAAGAATAAAAAAATTATAGGAGAACATTAATGGCAGAAAGAATAGTATCGCCAGGTGTATTTACAATTGAAAAAGATCAATCTTTTTTAGCACCAGGAATTGGTGAAATTGGCCCGGTAGTTGTTGGACCAACAATAAAAGGCCCAGCACAAGTACCAACAATTGTACGTTCTTGGAGTGATTTTCAAGATACTTTTGGTTCATATACCCCTGATTCATATGTACCATTAACAGCAAAACGATGGTTAGATAATCAAGGAACTTTAACAATAGTAAGACTTTTATACGAAAATGGATATAAATTAACTAATGGAGCATTAGGAATAATTGCAACTTCTGGAAGTGTTTCATATGTAACACATTTATTACATCCAACTATTACTGTATCAAGTGATGGAGCAAATGAAGTCTTCGAAAAATCAGTATTAGCTTCCGACATATCAGGAAGTTTCAGACTTAAAATATCTGGTTCTTATGCTCCTGATAGTGGCATACCAAATTGGGATGGAACATATACGTCTACTGGATTTATAAGTCAATCGATTGATCCTACTCCCGCAAGTCCAACTACGACTCCATATATCAAGAATATTTATGGGACTGATCCAAAAGGTTTAAATTATCCAGTATATCTACAATATGAAGATAAAACTGCATTAGCTTCATTTTCAAATCAAGGACATGTTACAATGTCATTAGGAATAATAGGCAATTATGAATTTTTACAAGATTTCCAAGCTGGTTCAACACCATGGATTACATCACAAAAAATTGGGTCTGCGGTACAAAATCTTTTTAAATTTCATACACTATCACACGGCAATGCTGAAAATTATGATATAAAAGTAGCAATTCGAGATATAAAACTTGCGTCTGAGGTTGCTGATCCTAATGATTATGGAACCTTTACTGTAGTAATAAGAGCAGTTAATGATGTTAATCCAGAGATTCCTAATAATATTTTTGCTGGCGATGACTTTTTAGACAGAGATGATACAGATCTTACTCCTAAAATTATAGAGCAATTTACAAATTGTAATTTAGATCCAGTTTCTCCAGGCTATATAGGTAAAAAAATTGGAAATTTATATAAAACAATTAATTCAGCTGGAAAGTTAAAAGAAAACGGAAGTACTGAAGGGAAAATTTATCCTAATATATCAAAATTTATTCGTGTAGAAACAGTTCCTGAATCTGTCTTTGTAGGAAACAAAACTTTAGTACCATTTGGTTTTAGAGCACCATATTCACCAATACCAGATGCATCTGGATCAGCCGGTGATGGAATACAGAATTTACGAGCTGCAAGTTATGTTACAACCTCAACAAATAATCTTACCGCATATTATTTTGGCTTTGATTTTACAAATGCAAGTAATATGAATTATTTAGCTCCAATTCCAACATCTGGATCCAAAACAGGCAGTAATTCAGATTTTTATATGGGGGATGTAAGTCAATCATCTGGCTTAAATTATCCACCTGGCGATAGTTCATGGAGTGGATCATTGCAGCAAGCAATGGATAAAAGTTTAACCGTTGCAGGAAACCTTGGTAGTTTCGCAGGTGGCGGAACAATTAATCCACTTATAAAAAAATTCATACTTCCATTTCAAAAAGGATTTGATGGCGCAAAACCAAATTTACCTAAATATTCAGGAGCAGATATAACAGCTGCCAATACATTTGGCTTTGCATGTAATACGACCAGCGCAACCGGAACATTAGCATATAAAAAAGCTTTTAATACATTAGGTAATACAGATTATTATGATATTAATATGCTCTTTACTCCTGGAATTATTGAATCGTTACACCCTGCGGTAACAGCAGATGCAAGAAATTTGGCTGTAGAACGACAAGATACATTTTATGTACAAGATTCAAATGAAAGAGATGATAGTATAAATACTATTATAAGTACTGTTACTAATATTGATTCAAATTATACCGCAACATATTATCCGTGGGTAAATATAAATGAATTGGGCGTAGGTAAATGGGTGCCACCATCTGTTGTGGTAGCCGGAGCTTTGTCATTCAATGATAAAGTAAAATCACCATGGTATGCACCCGCAGGATTAAATCGAGGAAGTTTAACCGGCGTAAACTATGTAGAACAAAATTTAACACAAACTGATAGAGACGATTTATATGAAGCAAGGATTAATCCAATAGCTAATTTCCCTAATGCAGGAGGAGTAGTTATTTGGGGTCAAAAAACACTTCAAGCAAGACCATCGGCATTAGATAGAGTAAATGTAAGAAGATTATTAATTACAGTTAAGAAATTTATTGCATCTGCAACTAAATATTTAGTTTTCGAACAAAATACAACAGAAACTAGACTTAAATTTTTAGGAATAGTTAATCCATATTTAGCAGCAGTAAAAGCAGATCAAGGATTATCGACATTTAGAGTTGTAATGGATGAAACAAATAATACTCCGGATTTGATTGATCAGAATATTTTATATGGACAAATATTTTTACAACCAACTAGAACCGCAGAATTTATAGTTCTAGATTTCAATATTCAACCTACCGGAGCTTCATTCCCAGAATAAAATTTGAGTTTGATGATATTTATATAAAAAGGAATTAAAAAATGGCATTACAGCAAACATTACCCGGAGCAAGTCAAAGCGACCTATTTGAAAAGGCATTTGACTGGGAACCGAAATATGCTAATAGGTTTATTATGTATATCCAAGGGACAGGAGCTACTATCCCATCACACATCATAAAAGCTTCAGCGAAGCCATCGATGACAAATGGTGAAATTACATTGGATATGATTAATATCGACAGGAAAGTTAAAGGAAAATCTAGATGGAATGATATTACTATTACACTATATGATCCTATAGTTCCATCAGGCGCACAAGCAGTAATGGAATGGGTAAGAAAACATCATGAATCATTAACAGGCAGAGATGGGTATTCATCAGAATATAAACAAGATATTACCTTTAGGTCATTATCAGCAACTGGAGAATTTATTGAAGAATGGACACTAATGGGTGCATTTATATTAGATACGAATTTCGGTTCTGCAGATTGGGGTACAGAGGAAGTAATCCAAATCGAAATGACATTAAAATATGACTATGCCATATTACAATATTAATACATCCCTCGTTTGAATGAAAAAAGGCTCTCTAGTAGAGTCTTTTTTTGTGTTCTTATATATTTATAATAAAGTTATAAAAGGAATAACATGGCAAAACATACCGATAGATATGATGATAAAAATCTTATCACATTAGCAAAAAGTAAATACGATGATCAACAACGATCGACTCTTCCATCCGAAATTGTATATCTCCCAAGCGGAGGAAAAATATATCCAAAAGATAGTGTATTAAGAGACGGAAAAATAGAAATGCGGTACATGACTGCATATGATGAAGATATTTTAACAAATCCGTCATATATGAAAGATGGAGTTATTTTAAATAAATTATTGGAAGCATTAATTGTAACAGATATAAATGTTGGAGATATTTCTGAATCCGATAAAGAAAGCTTAATAATTTCTGCTAGAATATTAGGATACGGTGCAGAATATCCAGTTAAAATACAAGATCCAAAAACCAAGAAAAATTTAGATCGAGTTGTAGATCTCCGAAATTTAAAATATAAACCATTTGAATTAGAAACAAATGACAACGGAGAAATGAAATACAAAACCGAAGCAGGCACAACAATTTATTTTTCTTTTATAAGTTCAAAAGAATCAGAAGATACTAATGTTAATAAAGTTTCTGATATATTAAAAAAAGTAATTAAACAAGTAGATGATACAAGAGATTCAGAAGCCATAGAAGAATTTATAAAATTTAAATTTTTAGCAAAAGATGCCAAACAATTTCGTGAATATGTAGCTAATAACTCCCCTGGGTTAGATTTAAATTATGAGTTCGAAGGTGAAGATGGGAGCGCCTTCTCTACCATGTTTCCGCTTGGAGCAGACCTTTTTTGGTTTTAAACCCGAAGACCGAGTAACGTTACATGCTACTTTATTTAATTTAATTTGGGTTGGCGAAGGCCGATGGGATTGGAATACTATATATAATATGCCTATATTTCTTCGCCAATATTGGATCAAAAGACTTAATCAAATAAATGAGCAAGCAAAAAATCAACAAGAACAACCAAAGAAAAAGAATAAATATTCCAAAGACAAAATTGCAAAACCTCCGATGTAAATATTTATATAAAAATGGATCGGTTAATGCTAGATAATCAAGAACTAAATTTTAAAATTAAGCAACTTAAACAGCTGCCACGTACTGGCCAAAGCTTCTCTGACATAACCAATTGGATAGATACTTTTTCAGACCAAGCTAAAATTAGTAAACAAGCTCAAGGATTTAGAATACTTGGTGACGAAATCAAAAAGTTCGCTTCAAATTTTGATATATTTGAAGACAGAGCAAAGATGTTCAATCGGATGTTAGGAACGTCATCCGAATTATCTTTAAAATATGCAGAAGATATAGATAAAATAGCCGTAATACTAGGAAGGAACGCAGAAAATTACAAAGCAGTTTTTGGAGCACAAACACAATATTTCAAAGGTACAGCTCAACTTTATAGAAAAAATAAAGAGTTATATGAAGGAGAACAATTACTCCTAACAAATTTAACAGAAAAATTCAAGTTAACAACTGCGCAAACTGTAGCATTTAAACGAAACACATTAGCTGCGGGATATAATACAAAAGGAATGTATCAGCAATCATTACAAATAGGAGCTGCAATTGAAAAAATGGACTTATATGATGGAGCAGCCACTGATTTATTAAAATCTTTAAGTGATATTCCAGTTGATTTATTTACAAGACTTACTGCCGGATTAGGACCTGATGCGATTAAAAATCTAGGACTTACAGTTTTAAAAGCAAATCAATTAAAAATGAGTATGACTGGAATAGAAAAAACAGGTCGTTCATTTTTAGATGTACAAGAAAAATCAACTCAAGAATTATTCCTTCAAGAAATAACTGGAAAAGCAATGCTAACAGATGAAGGCGAAAGCTTTCAACAAGAATTAACTCGTGCATACGTAGAACGAGATGTAGCAAAACAACAAAAATTAATTGGTGACCTCATTCTAAAAAATAAAGATGGTATACAAAATAGTGTGTTAATACAAGAAGCATTTGCAGATTATTTAAATATGTCTGCAGAAGAACTACTCAATGTAATATCAGCAGAAGAAAATTTAAATCAAATAGCAGAAAAAAATTTAAAAGACAGAGCCGATGGCCATGAAAAGATTCTTGCTCCAACTCAACAGCAGATCGAAACTGAAAAAGAAAGAATATCTCTTCAAGAACACTCTCTATCTCAATTAAATGATTATATTGCAGGCACAGATCAATCAAAGTCTTTGAACGAGCAAATCAAAAAAGATTTAAAAGCAGCTGGGATGACAGCGAGCACTAATACTGATGAAACACAAGCACAAGTAGAAAATTTAGAAAAATTACTTGATATAAGAACTACTCCAGAATTTCTTGAACAAGCAATAAGTGCGACAGAAGCAGAAATATTCACAACAGGAAGTGGATATGCCCGGAGAAAAGAAACTGGAAAGCTTCGAACATCAGGACAAGATATAATGGGTACTGCACAAAAGGGGATATTAGCATTACCGGATGCCGCCCTTAATTTATCTGCTGCAGCTAATATTTTTTCAGAAGGAGTTAATACATTCAAAAAAGTAATTGAAGGTATGACAAGAGGTACCCCTTTAACAGAAAGATCGACAACCATTGAATCAGCAGCAACTAAAGAAGTAGAAGATCTAATATTAACACCTAGTGGCCAAACATATCGAACAGACCCAATGGATTATATTTTCGCAATGAAAAATCCAGGTAGAGGAGCAACAGGAGGAGCAACAGGAGGCACTGATGTGGCAGCAATATCAAATGCAATACGTAATGGATTTGCAACAAGCGTAACAGGAGGAGGCACTGATGTGGCAGCAATATCAAATGCAATACGGAATGGATTTGCTCGTATAAACAGCGCACCAAGGCCAATAAGTGTTGAAGTAGACGGATTAAATATTATAAAAGCAACGGAATTAGCTCGAGCACAAGGAGGCAATTATGCTTAATAAAGGATTAAATTATGCCAAATTTATATAATACATTTAATACATATGGAAATTCAGGAATATTACCTGTTACTTTAGGTGCTTCAACAGCTGGCCCAGCTGGTAATACATATGGAATACCTCCATCTGATTATAATGATCCATCATTAGGTATAGGCATTGGAACAAGTGGCCCGGTTAATCTCACTACTGGAAATAGTAATCCATATGGAATTTCATCTGATTATGATACTCCACCTGTACAATCTAGTAACACACCAGGTCCTATAGGTAACTTCTGGAATTCCGGCAATGATTATAATGATCCAGGCCTGGGCATAGGAACTGCAACAATTGGACCGACTAATCTCATTACTGGAAATATTAATCTATATGGATATGGAACCGATTATAACGATCCAGCATTAGGCATAGGAACTGCAACAATTGGACCGACTAATCTCATTACTGGAAACTACAATTATTGGACATATAGTATAACTAATGGTTTAGCAGGCCAATACGGGCCTTATATAGATCTAAACGAACCGGTGGTGGGTACAAATACCGTATTAACAGCTCCATGGGGAGGAGCCTTCTTCAGTTACCAGACCTGGAGTACCGATAATAATCCATTTTCTGTAGCATCTCAATTTTATACTCCTGGACAAGATTTAACCCAAGGAGTAGATATAAGTTGGGTAAAAAAGAATTTCACAAAAGCAGATCTCAAAGCTGTACCAGAAAATCCAGATCTTTTTAGGGGAGAAGGATTTTCATATCCAGATACACTATCCATAGTAAAAGATAATAGAGCAGGCGATGCTGATTCACAACTTAAGAATGTAGGAACCCGGGTCGCAACAAGTGCTATTGGATTATTACCAGTAGATATCGATCCATTTGGTGATCTAACTCCTTCTTATTCGGTACTTCCATTTAATAAATTATATAAACCACGTGGTTTTAAATACCAAGATTTTAGATCGAGGATAAAAACAGAAGATTCTATTAGATTAGATGGAGCATCTGCAAGTAAACGTTTTGGTTCTCCTGTAAGTGCAACAGCTATAGCGTATGCCGCAGCTACAGCGTTGCCATTTGGTGGAACATATTCTGTATTTAATCTAGAAACTACATATGGTTTTGGTAACCAAGGATCAATAGGCGCGTTAAGAAAAGATTTTACTGCACGGAGCGAAGCAGCAACAAATTTAAGTGTGCATCTAATAAAAGATGATAAAAAACAAAATCCATATCAAGCAACAAAAAATCTATTAGAGAAGTTCAATGAATTTCGAGGAGATAAAGTAAATGTAATTGATTTTGGAAAAAGAACAAAAAATAGTATATATAAATGGAAAAATAAAGCAGGATTATTAGGAGGATTAAATCTCCCCGGTGCGCTAGATCCAACTATAACACAAGATTTTATTAAATTTTATTTTACTGGACCAAAATTACATGCCGGATCCGACAAAGAAGAAGATGATGTATTAGTCTTTAGAGCAATATTAACAAATTTAAATGATTCTTTTCAAGCAAATTGGAACGAAACTAGAATAATGGGAAGGGGAGATCCAAATTATAGTTATAATGGATTTAGTAGAGATTTAAGTATAGATTTTACGGTTTATGCAACAGATCGAGATGAAATGAAACCAATGTATAGAAAATTAAATTATTTAGCATCATATACGGCTCCAGAATATTCAGATGATACTATTGCATTAGTAGCACCATGGTTAAGAATTACAGTAGGCGATTTATTTCTTCATCAACCAGCAATTATATCTAGTATGTATTACACATTTGTAGATGCAGAAACAAATTGGGAAACTAATATAACTAAAGATCCATTAATGAAACAAGCTCCATTTAAGGTAGAAGTAAATATGCAATTACAATTAATTACAGATTATTTACCACAGAAACGTGGAAGAATGTATTCATTAGCTAAAGAGTTTGAAAAAACCGGACAACCAAAATATGGAGAAAATAGTGATTGGTTAGCTGATGCTGAAGAAACTCAAACAAAAATTATGGAAGAGGCAGATGCACCAGCTGGAGAATAGGCAAAGGAGGTTAATTTATGGCAAGTAGATATAGTAACACACAGATAGTAAAAGATGAAAACGGAAAACGAAAATTTTCAACTCTTATAATTCCTAGTATTCCATTTTCTAAAAAAGATATTTACATTAAAACTACATCTGTTATGAGATTAGATGTGTTAGCATATCAATTTTATAAAGACGCAAAATTGTGGTGGATAATAGCTAATTCCAATGGAATAAGTAAAGGAACATTATTTGTACCAAATGGAACAAGATTAAGAATACCACCCGCTAACAATATACAAGATTTAATAGATCAGACAAATAAATCACGGTAAGGAAATATGGGATTTTTATATTCATCAGTTTATCCAAATGTAAAAAAAGAAATACTAGCTAGATCATATGCTGGTAAATTAAATAGAACTACCAAAGCAATAGATTATATGGTCGGAAAAATTGCTAATGTAGAAGCTACAGCATATGATGATGATGGATATGATGGAAAAATTAAACATGTTTTGGGAGGTAAGACTGTACGAACAAATACGTATGACATCGATGGAAATGAATTCGAAGGAAAATTTTTACCTACTGGGAAAGTTGGATATTTAGAATCCCCATCTAAAAGACCCGGACCATTTATTGAAGATCTAAAAATTTCATTTGTAAACCCAGCTGGGAAATTTGGAATAATGAACCACGCAGTAATGAAAATTATAATTCCTGATGTGAAAGAGGATCTGGATAATATAGAAGACGTGTGGTTTAGGTTAGGAAGAAAAGTAAAACTTAAAATAGCCCACCCACCATCCGCAGTACTTACTGAAGAAAATAGTCTCGGATTGACAGACGAATCATTAGATGAAACAGCTAAAACATTGAAAGAAGTATATCCTGGATTAAAATCAACAGATTTTACGAAATTAAATGAATTAGGATTCCGTGGCGTTGTAACTTCATTTAGATATGATTACCAACTTGATGCATCAATTATTGCTGTTATAGATTTACAAGGAAGTACTGGCATATATGGAGAAGTTTCACTTGGAAGTAAAGTTGCAGCAGATCCAGCAACTACCTCAAATGGAGATATGAATATCAAAACCATCGATGTATTTATTATTGAAGAAGTTAATAAGAAAATTGATGAAACTGAGGAGAAAAATATACAAATTATTCCCGATGAAGGTTTCCCTGATCGATCGATAATTTATGGAACGCCATATTTAACTAACGACAAAGAAGTAGAAAAAAAGATGCATATGGTATCATTGGGATGGTTGATTAATGAAATAAATCACATCGTCAAAAAAAAACTAAACATAAAAAGTACAGTTTCTCAAATAATATGTGATACAAAAACATGTAAATCTAATTTATATAAAAACTTAGTATCATCAAATTCAAAAGAAATTTTATTATTTCGTGGTGATGGATCTTATAAAACTGATCAGTATGAAAGCCTGGATGCTGACAACCAGGCATATGTTCCGGCCGAAATTCGAAAATTTTTTCCAAATGTTATCTCTAAAACTAAGGGATTTTATAGCACAGCTGAAGGTAGTTCGGAGATAGTTGGTCATCCTTCAATGATTTACATAAGTACTCAAGTAATTAAAGATATAATAAAAACTGATTTAAAAGACAAACCAGTAACAGTAAAATCTTTTTTATCAAAAATTTCAGATCGAATATTTAACGCAACGGGCGGCGCAATACAAATGCGATTGATTCCACATAATATGATAGAGAATGCCTTTTTATATTATGATGCTAATTATCTAGGAAATCCACAAAATCTAGATGGTGTTCCTGAATTAAAATTGCCAATTGGTTCGACAGCTACACAGGGAGCTATTTTACGTGATTTTAAAATTTCATGTCAGTTGACACAAGAATACCGTACATTAATATACGGCCCATCTGCTGTACAAGCTGGAGATGCTAAGGTAGATGGAATTGCAGCAAATCTATTCGTAGATCCAGACGATCCAGTTGCAGTTGAAAAAATGAAAGCTGATTTTAAAGAAAATCATAAAACAGCCTTAGAAGTATTAAAGATCAATAAATCATTATTTGCAAAAAATCCTATATCTCAAGATAATATTGATAGATTAACAGAGGCGTTAAAAGAGTATATAAAATTTCCAAAAGAAACACCGGAGCAGACAAATAAAATATATAGACCATTATGGCCATTAGATTTAGAATTTACAATTGATGGTATTAATGGTATAAAGTTCGGTGATTTATTTACATTTGATGGAATTCCAAGACGATATCGAGATAAATTTACATTTTGTGCAAATGAAGTAACTCATGGTGTTACTAATACCGGAGATTGGACAACTAATATTAAATGTTTTCCTAGGATTCGAACTAGAGTAAATAAACCAGAAATTGCACAACAAACAGGATGAGAAAAAAACCATATTATACAAAAGATGAAATTATAAATAACTTATATACTTTTGGAAAGGAGTATATGATTAAAGATGGTACTGATTATAAAGGATTGTATCATAAATATACAACCGGAGAGATATATACTAAAGCAACATGGGATCCGGAAACATCAGTTTTATTAGTAAAACAGCTAAAAGAAGATCCAACTAAAATTTTATATAAAAAATTAAAACCGGATTTAAAAACATCATATCCAGCGTCAATAGTTAATTATATTCCACGTATAACAAGCAAAGATAGAAATAAAGGATTTATTCAACGATATTTCATACAAAATATATCTACAAGAGAAATACGTGAAATAGATAAAAAACAATATAATTTATATAAAACAACTAAATTAGATCCCAATTTATATGTCGTCGCAATTGTAAAATGGATTATCACAGGGCCATTACAAGATTCGTTTACTGGTACTGTATTAAATTTAAGTGTACAAAAACAAAATTCAGAACAGGCTATTTTAGCAAACAAAAAAATTAAAGGCATATTCGATATATTATCAAAAAATTTAGTAGCATTCTATTCGGATATAGACTACACCGTCCCAGCCGATATTAATCCAAAATAATACTTGGATTTTTGAAAATTATTAATTATTATAATAATGTATGATAATTGATGATCTGGATGAACTAGACATATTACTTAGCTGTGTTAAAGACAAAAA